TTTCGGGGGACGGGGTAGTTCTGCTTGAGATAGACTTCCCTGCGAGGATTTTCACGCAGAGGGCTTTATTAGACTATATTTCAGCGAGGTTGCCTTTTGGGTTGGCTGTGTTCTCGGAGGGGGGGAGCATCCGATTGAGTGGGGGTCAGAGCTACCGCAGGTTAGAGTTAGAGGGTAGTGGTTTGAGTTCTTTGGGGTTTAGGAGTCAGAAATATGTAGTTAAGAGTCGGGAGTTATTTCCGAGTTGGAAGCTAGTGAAGCAATCGGGTTCGATAGGGTATAAGATACAGACGAGCAGGGCTGTGACAACGGAGTCTATTTTGAAGATTTCGTACACTACGGAGAAGAGTTATTGTCGCAGGTGTGAGGGTACGGGAGTGGAGAATGATTTAAGATTTGGAGATGATGGGAACATGAAGATGGTGGGGGGTTATGATCTTCTTTATCAGAGGGTTGCGAAGATATTGCTTACAGAGAGGGGTTCTAACCCTTATCATCTTTTTTATGGGAGTACGGCGGATCGTCTTATAGGTCAAAAAGTATCTGCGGGGGTCATTTCGTCTCTGAAGGAGTCTGTCAGGGACGCGCTTGACACGCACATTTCGATAGAGAGTCAGCAGGCGAAGGTACAAGAAATGACGGCAGAGGAGCGTCTTTTAAGGGTAAGATCAGTAGACGTTTCTATGGTGGGTGACGATGAGACTTCTTATTTGGTGAGAGTTTCGGTAGAGAGCTTTTCGTCTAAGGTAGTTAATATCAACGTAGTTTTTGCAGTCCCCGGTTCGATACCTTTAGATGGAGATTTAGCATGATAGAGATCATCACACCGAGCGGTTCGAGGGCGAGAGGGCAAGCCACTTACACCACCGCTATTTCTGAGGTTAGAATTAGGGGTTATGCGGTGGGGGCTACTTCTATTTCAGTAGAGTATGATGGCTCTACATACACATCGGGGTCGGGGGACGTTTATTTAGGGGGTTCAGGGGATTTTGTTTTCCCTCACCCCGAAAACTATGAGAGTGGGGTCGATCTCATTTCGGGGGTGAATACTTTTCAGATCAGGGCAGACCAAGTATCTGAGGGTTCTCCGTTTGGGTCAGTCAACGTAGTCTTAACCGCAGAGGTTACGAACTTATTAGACCCCCCTACGGGTTTGAGGGTAGAGCGCAAGACGAATGCGATAGAGTTGTTTTTCCCGCACGTTGACTCAGAGGTTCTTTATTACAACATATACGCCTCAAATGTGTCGGGAGGTGGCTTAGACGGTTACGCTAAGATTAATTTCGACCCGATAGACCCACAGGGGTATGGTTCTCGGAGAGAGAACATTAGCGCAATCGAGACGTTTAGTCGGGACATTTCAGCGCAAGAGGCATCAAGATTATTTCTTGATTTCAATGTGGTGCAGAAAGAGGGTCTTGTAGAGGAGCTAGAGGAGCATGAATTAAAGTCTGTTTTTGTACCTGAGGGTGCGAGCAGACTGAGGATAACGACACTTGTTTCTTCTGTGGATTTAGTGTCAGAGGTGAGTTTCCTTCACAACCGAAATGCAAATATTTCATTTAGTCCACGGACGAACTTAATCGGTAGGATTTCTTCTTTACCTGTGAGCGCCTCTGTCTATTATGTGGTGACTGCTGTGAAATTGGTGGACGGGGTGGAGGTAGAGTCGAGGTATTCGGCAGAGGTAGCGGGGACACCGATTCCTGTAACGCCGAGCAACACCTCAATCCCGAATGTTTCTAGGGAGCAGTTAACTAGAGACATGGTGTCGTCAATATTCTTAGCGCAACCTGATGTCTCTGTTCAGGTGGGTTCTGTGATACGAGATGTCGTGATCGACCCTTTTGTTTCAGAGATGGAGCGATCTAGGTTTTTATTAGATTTCGCTTATAGATCATCGAGTTTTACGGGGCTTTTACAGATAGATGACCCTCAGAACACGGGTTCTTCTCTCGCAGTAGAGAACTCCTCTTACAAGACCGCGCTGAAGTCAGCGTTATTTCTGCAATCGAACCTAGACGTGCAGGATTTAATAGACGGGGCTTTTGAGAAGTTAGCGTCTAATTATGGGGTCACGAGAAAGAGGGGGACAAGTGCGGTAGGTGAGGTTTCTTTTTACACGACAACGCCCCCGACATTCACTTTAACTGTTCCAAGAGGGACAACGGTGACAGGTTCGGGGCAGAGTTTCATAACGACGCAGGGAGCGACAATACTCTTAGATGAGGCGAGTCGTTATTATAACCCTGTGACGAAGAGGTACTCGATCACGCTTCCTATTTCGAGTCTGAATTTGGGGAGTGCGGGGAACTTAACTACAGGTAAGATTAACTCAGGCGCTCCTTTAGGGCTGCTTGTGACGAACCCTTCACCGACATTTGGTGGTCAAGATACGGAGACAAATTTAGAGTTGGCTACGAGGGCTTTGGGGGTGTTGAGCGCATTAGACGTGGGGACAAAGGCGGGCTATGAGAGGCTTAGCAGAGGCTTAGCGGGGGTGTCAGCTTCTTTCGTGGTTGGGGCAGGAGAGAGATATATGAAACGAGACGGGGGTCTTGGGGGCAAAGTAGACGTTTGGGTTAAGGGGGAGAGTCTTACGAGTGTCTCTGATGTATTTGCGCCCTCATTTCAGTCTAATTTCGGGTCAAGATTTATCCCTGTGGGTCTGACAGGTTCTTATCGTTTTCGGTCGGTTTCTGCGACAGTCGAGACTCCTATTTCAGAGATGATAGATCGAGAGTTTATTTCAACTAGATTTGGGCTTAGGAACACATCTCAAGGGGGCGTATTCTTTGATCTTACGGGTTATGTTGTTGAGGACTACAGGACGATTGTTTTAGACAGTTCTCTAGCGCAACCCTCTTATAATTTGACGGACGTTTTGCTAGGGGATTGGAGATCACCGAGCTCTCAAGAAGTCGTCTTTTCGAGACAGCCCGTGAGAAATGTCATTTCAGCGACAAGAGAAGATGGGGTGACGGAGCTAGACTACACATTTAAGAACAATGCAGACCCTTTCCTAGAGGGGGGTTCTTCTTTAGACAAGACCTCAATAACGCTAGACAATCCCGATGGATATACGATTTTGGAGGTGTCAGAAGAAGCGCATACGATAGTGGGTTTTTATGAGGAGAGATTAGGGAAGATTGGGATAGACCCTCTTTCCTTAATTGTGACGAGTTATGACAAAGCTACGACATATATCAGTCCGTATGACGGCTCGAACCCCGACTACATCATCCTAGATGACGAGCAGGGTCTTATTTCAATCAAGAGGACAGAGGGAAGTGCGATAAGAGACGGCTCTGTAGTTCTTATTTCATATAGGTACTTGGAGAATATCACAGTCACTTATGAGACGAACCTTGTCGTGGCGAACGCGCAACGTGAAATAGATGCGAACAAGAACATCACCGCAGATGTTCTTGTAAAAGAGACGAGGGGTTTACCTCTCAGTATTCAAGCAACGGTCTTGCTTGAGCGAGGTTATTCTTCTGTAGATGTCAACGCGCTCTTACAATACAACCTATCTTCTTTTATCTTGAACTCTGCGATAGGGGGAGAGATCAGACCTTCTGAAATAATCAAAGAGATTAATAATACGGAAGGGGTGAGCCATGTAAGACTTCCTTTAACGAGGATGAGCTTCATGGGGGGTTCTCAAGTGCTTAGAGAAGAAGTCTTAATTGGGGCAGGGGGTTATGAGCAGGTAGCTTCTCTTTCTAATGGGTTGGCTTATGTGTGGGCTATCTCCTCAAGACTTTTGAGCACTCCCGTGAGTGGGGGTGGTGAGAGAGCGCGTGTTTATTTGATCAATGAGACTACGGGAGATGAGCGGTTGCTTACCCTCTTAGACGCAAGTCAGAGGGAGTCGAGTGCTTCTTGGGTCGTAGATTCAGCGAGCATCTTAGGGGAGAGTGGCTCTGCTTCTATTTCAGATGGAGACAGTAAGTTGCTATTGGGACTCGCGATAGGAGACGATCCTTCTGAGTATAGGGTAGAAGTGAGTTATGAAGTCGCAGACCGAGTAGAGGTCATTTCAGAAGCGGTGCTTAATAATTTCTCTTACTTTGAGGTGGGGGATATTACGTTTACATTTGAGGAGGCCTAAGAATGTCTTTCAGCTTTGATGAGAGGACTACAAGAGAGCCTTTAGGATCAAACCCTCTTAGAAAGAGGAGGCTTTTAGAAGCCCTCACTCAGAGCGTCTCCTCGGTGCTTTCCGCGAGCACCGCTTCTAACTATTTCACAGAGAAATATGGCTCAAACCACCGTGTCATTTACGAGGGTGTCGCTAAGATCATTTCTCAGATCATATTAGAGGCCGTAGAGCTAGGAGATGATTCTTCCTACTTAGATTTAAGAACAGAGTTCGTTTTAACTCGTCTGACCTCACTACTTTATGACCAAGACCTTATCCCGAACGCGAGCTCAGACAGAGAGCTTTTAGAGATCCTTCTGAACACCTTAGACGCGCTCTTGTCTGGCTCTACAGAGCTCTCTATACAACAAGTCTTGGCGAGCCTGAACCAAGCGGGTGAAATAGAGATATTACAGACAGGGGAACACAGCGTTTCTATTTTATCTGCTGTGTATTCAATCACCTCTGTTTCAGAGGGACATAGGCACTTTGTCTTAAATGACGGCAAGGGGCTCACGTCAACCAAAGCTCCTTTAAGCTATGTTTGGGGAGATGATCTCCACCAACACGACATCATAGACGGAGTAGTACAAGAATACACAGATTCTAATGGTGTCTCCCACACCCATGAAATGGACTTTGGGGTTCCTACAGAGCTTTTTAAGCTACAGGAGAACTTGAGTAAGGTCTTTGAGACTACGAAGCCCGCTCACGTCTTGGCAGATAACATTTCATCTGTTTTGGGGGAGAGCATTTCAGCTCCCTCAGAATCAAGTGTAGTTGACGTAGACAACCCTAGCGTGGTTTTAGACAGCGACACTCTTATCTTTTCTTTAGGTAGCGCATACCAAGAGAACATGAGGAAAGCGCGAGTCGGTACTTTTGAGAGCTTGGTTTACGGATACATACAGGGCGCTGAGATAAGACTCTCAGATGCGAGAATATCTGTCTCGGATAAAATCGCTATAGGGGGGTTGCAGAGGACGATCCTTAGCGTAGAGGAAATAGATGCCAAGAGCATTTCAGGCGCGGTGTCTTGGTCAGCACCAAGATTTAGTGTTTCGGGTACGGGGGTTATTTCAAACGGGTACTTCACCGCTGACGCAGGGAACAGCACCCTACAATACTTAGGGGAGGGGGAGCTGATTCTCATAGGAGAATCCGCTTTTTTCGTAGAGAGAAGAGCGCCTGAAATTATTTTCCCTAGAGCGACAAAGGTCTTGCTGAATAACACAACAGACCTACCCGCTGATTTGTACGAGGTTTCCCTCTTAGACTATCAATGGACATCTCGTATTTGGAGCTATAGGACGATTGAAATGATCGCTCCTACAACTTCAGACACGCAGGTTTTAAGATTCCCTGTCCGTAAGACATACAAAGGATTACCTGTCACAAGCCAAGACCTCATTTCATTAGAGGGGCATACGATACTAGAGTATCGTGCGCTGACCAATGAGGTGGTTTTAGATGCTGTGATTAACCGAGGAGACACGATCTCTTTTAGAGTCCCATATGGAGAGGGGGATAAGTTTAATTTCCTCTCTCTGAACAACCCTAGCTTCACTCTTAATGCGTATAGGGTTCGTGGGCAAGCAGAGAACTTATCGGGTCGAAATAGGAGCTCTTTATTTATTTCACAGGGGGGAGAGAGATACGGAGACAACCCTGTCGCGCATCTTTATTCTTCTAAGAGCGTCACGCCCAAGACGATAGAGACACGCTCTGTAAAGGTATTGTCTAAGGGGGAGAACACCTTAAACAATGTGAATCATGTACTAGGTAGAGGGTTCGTCTTAAATTCTTTCACCAAGCCATTGCCTTCCACGAAGGACCGAGTGATAGACTTCGCTACTGCATCAGCGAAGGTTTATAACGGCAGAATTTCGAGTGCTCATTTGGGCTTTATTGCCCAAGACATCATTTCAGTTGTCGTTGATGGGGTAGAGGTAGGCTACTCCTATTCAAACAACGTGGTTCTTGTCGATGTCCCCGATGATACCTTAGCAACCGTCACCGCTATTTCAGCAATCCCTCTCAACGCAGAGCAAGAATGGGTTAAGAGTTCGGAGGTATTAAGCGAGGGTCAAGTCTCTTTCGTCAATGAGAGAGATAACGACCCTTTAAGGGCAGAAGAGACCCCAAACGACATCATGTCAAACCCTTTCGGTCTGAAGATTAGCGGAGACGACCAACTTAGAACTAAGATCACTTCTTCGACTAGAGATTCTTTTGGGACTTCGGGAGAAGAGGTGTTCTATGAGGACAACCCTCTCTCTTATGAAATATCGGGAACCTCATATACTCAATACATTCCCATTTCAACAGCAGAGCCTAGCAGGCTAGGGGGGGGATTAGTTCTTAATTCGAGCACCTCGCTCTTGGGGAGAGGTTCTGTTCTCGCTTTGAGCTTGGGATCTCCATTTCGGTTTGACTTATTTTCGCTACGCTCTCAAGAAGATATTGTCCCTCAGATCCAAGAAGAGGTCACGACTTCTGTCTTAATCGAGTCGGATAGTGCTGATTCCGTCCCTGCCATATCTGAGGTGGTAGAGACAGCTTACACAATGCTCTCTTCTTCTCAGACGGATATAGTGCCTTTAGTCGCAGAGCAAATCGCGACAAGTCTCCTTCTCGTCCCTTCTACAACAGAGGAGTCGATCCCCCTTATTTCAGAGGATTTAACTACGAGCTTGTCTTTGATACCTGTGCAGGTGTCCGACACAGTTCCTCTAGCTTCTGACTTATTCTCGATTGTGCAGACTGCTGACATCGCAGAGGTAGTTCCTGCATTAGGTGAAGAATCTGATCTGCTCATAGAGTTTTCCGTTGGGATGGGTGACACCATCCCTTTCATCACGGAGACAACCTCGACTTCTCTAATCTTAGAAGGAGCAGACATTTCAGAGAGTGTGCCTGCTATTTCAGATGATGTTATTTCAGGGCAACTCGTGAACATTAGCGACATCGTACCTCTTGTTCAAGAGAGTACATCAGAGGGTCTGTCTTTAGCGCCCATCACAGTAAGCGATGTGGTTTCGGTTATTTCTGAGGAGAACACAGTCTTTGTAGAGTTCGCAAGCAGCTTAACAGACACGATCCCCTCTATCGGAGACGCTACTTCATATACACAAAACGTATCTGCGGAGGAGACGCTTTCTATTTCAGAAGGTGTGACGACTTCATTACTTCTCTCTCCAGCTCAGATTAGTGAGGGCATCCCTGCGTTAGGAGAGTTAGTCTCGACAAATCTTACGCTCTTGGCGAGCGAGAGTGTCCCTGCACTTACAGAGGACTTGACTACTTCTTATACAAATGAGGGCGTGTCAGAGTCAGACACCATCCCTGATATTTCAGACCTTGTAGAGACGGAGTTGAACTTGCTCGCAGTCTCTGAGTCAGACAACGTACCTGCTATTTCAGATGACACTACTTCAAGTATTCTTTTAAGTTCAGAGCCTACAGACAATGTGCCTTCCATCACGGAGTCTGTGAATACCACATCAACGCTTCTTATTTCAGACACTTTGCCTTCTCTGACAGAAGCTACGACAGAAGATCTTACAATCGAACCTTCTTCTGTCTCAGACATAGTTCCGAGTCTTTCAGAGACAGTCTCTATATCTATTTCAAACACGGCTTCTATTTCAGACACAGTACCTAGTCTCTCTGAAGGGACTACGGAGAGTTATTCTTACACAGGGGTGTCAGAGTCAGACACAGTACCTACGATAACAGAGGCATCTACTGCTGATTTTGCGCTCGACAGTTTTGACTTGTATGCTGCGATTACAAACAATGCGTACACAACTTCAGATTCTGAGCGTATTTTTATACATACGAAGGGGGACTATTTCGCGACAGGGGGTTATGGAGAGGATACGCTCTTTAGTTCATGGCCTACGCCTACTTTTTATGCAGATAGCGATGGGGACTCAGCCTTAGGTTTAGACCCTGCATCTAACAGAAGGGGCTTTATTAAGACTCTGATACAGACTCCTGCGTATGACAACACGACCCCCCCTAGCGCGAACGTAAGTTGGAGAGTGCAAAACGACAGTATAACTGCGGGGGAGTGGGCTCCCGACACGGACTATGAGGTCTTTGTGAGGACGGGATCCGACGACGCAGAGACGGAAGCAGACGTAGAAATGGCATTTGAGACGAGTGCTGTTGGTGCGAACTCTCAAACTGTCATGGGCGCGAGTCCTTCTTACAGCTCACTATTTCCACAGGGAGACTCCACAGCCCGATATTATAAGCACTTGTTAAGAGTTGATCGTTATGGAAATGTGTCCTTCACTCAAGATACAGTCGCTAAGACTGCTCCGTTTAATCTAGGCTCGTCTGTCAGAGTATTCTTCTTCTTCGCCAACAACGATTTCGGTCTCGGCGCATCGGCTACGGTTAATTCTAGTGTCCACATAACGAGCAGCTTTGGAAATACAGTAAGTCCTACAATACATGACGCTAATGTAGTTACGAGCGTGAGCGGAGTTGCTACTGTAGATAAGAGCACGACTCTTAACACGGACAATAATGCACAGTTCAGCTATCGGCTCACAGTTGGTTCTCTTTATCGGATTACACTCGACAGAGACACCACAGTAGACTTCGACCTCTTTATTCAGACGTATTCAGATGCGAACTCAGGCTCTGAGTGGAATACCTTATACACCTCTTCAGATACTCTTAACTACAAGGGCTTTGACACAACCAAAGCAGGAAATAACTACTATTTACAGATACTAGATGATGGAAACGTAGTTATCCACAACTAATCCTCGGTAAAGTATTTATGAATAGTCCACGATAGGAAACCTCACCCTCTAGGAGAACCGATATGAAAATCACAGGATACATTCAAGCAGTATTGCGCGACAGAGATGGAAATGAGCTTGGGAGCTTTGAAGGCTCAAACGCAATCGTTGAGATGTCAAACAACATTCTGATGGATCTTGTGATCCCGAATGACTATCTGCTCTCGCAAGGAGCCCCCCCTGCAAGAGCAGAGGCAACAAACATGACAGACAACACCACTTTCCCAAGTGGCGCGAACCACATTGGGGTGGATGCTGTTAATGGTGGAGACGCGATTAATCTTTCAACCAATCAGATTTCTTATATTTGTGTTGGAGATAACCTTGGCACACTTTCAGACGGGGCGACTGCTTGGAATCAGCAGAACACGGATGCGCCTAGCCCTGAAACTCAAGTCAGCATGGTAGACGGAGATTTCGACATCACTAGCTCTACTTACTGCAAGAAGATCACTACTGTTTCTTTCCCTACGGCTAAGTCAATCCGATTCAGCACGACTTTTGACACCACGGAAGGAAATGTCCCAAGCGGGATTGCAGAGATCGCCTTATGGACAGCGGGGCTCAGCGCGAGCGGGGCAGGGGGAGCTCTCTTTGGAAATCAGCCGTCTCTTTCTACAAGTTGCCGTATGTTTGCTCGTAAGGTTCTCGCCAACACGATTACTAAGACTGATGACGGAACTCTCGACATCACATACACTTTAACTTTCGGGGCTTAATATGAAGATTGAAGGACACGTCGCGGTCACTCTTAGAGATAAAACAGGGAGTGTCCTTCAGTTTGTGGAAGGGCCTAATACGACAGTTGAAATGTCGAACAATGTCTTAATGGATTGTCTCTACCCTGTCATTACAGACAATCAAATTTGGGACACGCGCAGCCCCTCTACAAACATGACCTCTAATACGACATTTCCTACGGGTGCTAGACACATAGGACCTATAGGTTCCTCTGCGTCTGACACACCTCAGACCTTCGCAAGAAATATGATCGGCTATATCGCTATTGGAAATAATATCAATAGCGGTTTAGGGGCAAATACGATAGGTCCGACAAACAATGTCGCTAATCAAAACTCTTCAGAGTTTTACCCTTATGCCCACAGTCAGCTTGTGTATATGGTGGATGAGGATATTGACTTAACGTCATCTACTTACTGTAAGTCCGTTTCAACGGTCGAGTTTCCTACAGGTTTTCCGAAGTTGATGCGATTTAGTACGACTTTTGACACGACAGAGGGGAATGTCCCTAACGGGGTTGCAGAGGTAGGGCTTTGGACGTTAGGGTCAAATGCAGACGTAAATGGTCAAATACAGGCGGGTCAGCCTAGCACAACGAACTTTATGCGTTTATTTGCCCATAGAGTCTTAACTGAGACTATTTCAAAGACAACTGATGGTTCTTTAGACATTACATACACGCTGACCTTTAGCGCGTAAATTAGTCCTGTAGAGAAACTCTAAAAAAGAGGGTTTTTTGATCACCCCTCTTTTTTAGAGTTTCTATGTTTCAAGAAGGCTATGATGCGTGGGTATATACTCACATCACCCCTACTTGGAGGACAGACAGGATGAGTAAGATTCAAGATAAGATAGCACCCCCTTCGACAGCAGGTTTGGGTGTAGGTTATACATTGAGTGAAAACCCTTATAAAATTAAGGGGCAAGTATTTGGTGTGATTACTCACAAAGACGGGGCGGAAGAGCAAGTCCTCAACAAGAACAACATCTACACGCTAGATGGGGGAGTTTTAGCCGCTATGTTGTTTGCAGGGGAGCTAGGGGTAGGTGGTGTCACGATGCTCGCGATTGGTACGGGGGCGACAGGTTTGGCGAGCGCACCTGATGTTGCAGATAACAGACAAAGAAAGCTGAACTCTGAAATAGTGAGAAAGCCTTTCAGCTCTGTTGTGTATAGGAACGCAACCACAGGGGCAGTCTCTAATACCCCTACGAACATTTTAGATTTAACAACGGTGTTTGCAGAGACAGAGGCGAGTGGTGCAGGACTCACAGAAATGGGTCTTCTTTCAACTCTCTCCCAAGATACGACACAGAGTACCCCTTCAACAGATGTGTTCCCAAATAGAAGCGATCTTGATTTGAGAAGCTTTGACCGCTTGATCAACTATCTTACATTTCCCGTTATCCATAAGCCTCAAGGAGCAGTTCTCGCGCTCACTTGGAGACTTACTTTTTAAGAAGGGGGTTAGAAGATGAAAGAATATATCGCTTCTACTTCAAGGGACTTAGACCCCCTCAAAAGAGCGTGGTTAAGTGTTGTTTATCAAGAAGGAAGATCGGTTCTCGATAGTGAGCTAAACCTCTCTCAATCTTTGAGGACTCTAAGATCACAGAAAGACCTGCCTAGTGGGGTTCTCTCAGACTACCCCTTTGATTCAGAGGAGGGGTCATTCGTTTATTACGATAACCTCAACCCCTTATTTCAGCCAAATACTCTGACCATAAAGTCCTTCTCCGCTAGGGTGGCAGGTCAAGAGGTTCTTGTTTCGGGGACTGCTTCTACAGACGAAAATCTTAATCACGTCTTGTTACCCTCACCTTCATTGGGCGCTCAGTCTCCCGACATCAAGAGGACAGATTTTGTATTTCTTGAGGTTTGGAAAGCTCTTGTCACCCCTACATCTTCTGCGACAGGAAACATCAGAGTCCTCGCGGTAGGCTCACTCACAAATGGAGACGTTCTCAACTTTGATGGGAGCTCGCTTCCTTCTGGAAGCTTGGTTCAGCTAGAGACAGGCGTTGACTTTGACATTGGTCTTACAGAAGCAGAAACGGCACGAAACATTTCAGACGCTGTAAATCTTATCAACCCTGTAGACCTTGGAGTTGCGATTACTGCTGACACGAGAGGGACTGAGTTTGTTTACCTGACTTTTGGTGGGGGTGTTGACGGCAACTCGATTTCTTTGTCTGCGGTTTCCGCGACTGCGGGGGGGCTCTCTCTACAGCAGCCCATAGGGGGTTCAGACGGAGCAGGCATCCCACAGGCAGATAAGATTTATTTCGCAGGGAATACAGAGTGTGACCCTTCTCTCTACTTCGATGAGGACTTGAGAGATCCCTTACAGGGAGTGGAAACAACCAAGAGGGTACAGCTTCAATACAGACTTCGAGTCTATTCTGAGGACTATGATGGGGCTGCTCTTTTAGATGGGGTCAATCCGAAAACACAGCCTTTTGGTTTTGAGAATGAGAACGTAGTAGCTCAAGGGGGTCAGGGGGCTTCTGTTGCAGGCTACTATTTCACAAGGGCGGATGGGAATGATGTCCTCAGACCTGACGGAAATACGAACTCATATCCCTATACAGACACGGGCTTATTCTTTACAGGAGACGGGTCTGAGCAGAGCGCGACAGACTTGGGGTCTGTAGATGGTTATGTATATGCCATTCCCATTTGTTTTGTTTTCCGCAGAAATGAAGGTCGGTTTAACCCATCACTCCATGTGAATGACGGTCCTCTGAGTGACCACGTTGGGTTTGGGAACTCTGAAATAACTCAGGGTGTTCAATTTCAAGTCCCTGTAGGTTCTTCAGATCGTCCAGACGGGCTTTTTTCTGATCAAGTTGCGAGCCAAGACGTTCTCGATTTAAGAAGAAGTATCTTTGTAAATGGCTGTGACTATACCCAAGAACTCACGACCCAATTTCAGAGGCTCTTAGACAATCAATTTCGGACTTGGGCGATGGACGGGTCTGACTATCGAACCATAGGTAGCGGGAGCGGGGATATAAGCACCGCACCTCTAATCTGTGATGAAATAGGAAAGTCTGTTGCGCTAGGGGGTCAGATAGCGAGCAGAGGGGCATTCATACGCAATCTTGACCGAGTATGCACGAGGTTCTCTGATGCCTCTGTTGTTCAGAAGCTATTTCTAAAAATAGATAGGGACGTGAACAACACACAATTGGGGGGTTCCACTACAGTTACGGCGGGGGATCCCGCAACGAATAATTGGTATGAGGGGGACACGATTGAAATAGATTTCGATGCCTTGGATTTATCTTCTCGTGACATCCTTTGGTCGGGAAATCAGAATTTCAGTCAGTTATTTGCGAATAATGTCGCCCCCGTTGGGACTGTGATTACCAACATCACAGGAATACACGACGAGGGCTATACCTTAGGTGACATTGACACCACGATTCAATTTAAGAGGGTTGAGGGACTAGGCACGTCAGTCTTAACTCTTACCTTAGATAGAAATCAAACGACCGCAGACGGGGGCGAGATTGGGGCGATCAGCACCACTCTTGTCGGAGATGCTGTCGTAGGGGATACAGGCTCTTTTAACGAGATTTGGTTGGAGATCACCGTTGAGTATCCTCAAGGAGAGGGTCTTTCTGCGACTCCTGTTGAGAACTTAGAAGCAGACGAGATTACTGTAAATACGGGCGGGGGGGTGGACTACTACATTTATGGAGAAGGAAGCTCAGTCGCTTTAGACTCATTAGATTTATTTGGCAACCTTGTTGAGTTTAAAGCGCATACGAGGGAAGGAAGCCGAGATGTTGTCCTAGCAAAGACAACACCCAATGAATACATCTTCATTTCAGAGTCTGCCACGCAGGTGTATATTCCGTATGGGATTTCTCTGAGGGACAGCAACCCTGTAGTGGAAGATATTTCTGACGCAGCAAACCCAACAAATGTTGCTTTGGACTTGAGCGCGTCCTCTTTCGGTACTGTTGAAACGACCTTAGTGTTCCAAAACTCAATCGGGGGTCAGCGGAGACTAAGAATCACGGCAGACTTTTTAGAGCCCATGCCGAACTTAGGATTTCAGTTTTCGGTTTACTATCGAGCGGCAGCTCCTCAAACCTGTGGGACAAAAGCGGCTCCTATCCTAACTCTTGTCCCCTCAAGTCTTACCCTGAAGCCGATAGCTATTTCAGATAAAGTATGGGCGATACAATTAGGTTCTGGATCATCAGATGAAGGCTTCCCTTACAGCGCCCCTAGCGTTCAAATTGGTGTCCATACCAATGTTTCAGAATACACGAGCGAGTCTAGTCTTTTGGGGTCTTCTCTCATATCACTAGACGATTTTGAAATAAACTCAGGTCTAGCTTCGCTTCCTTCTTTCCTACCTATGGACGGGACAGGGGTCGTGGTTCTTAATAATCCTGTTCTCGATGTAGAGGGTCGGGTTGTTTATGAGGACACAAGTGACCTCCTTTATAAGCCGAGCTCTTATGCGAAGGGGCTTAGAGAGGCTATTGCACATAAGAATGCAGTCCCCATGTTGGCTAGGGTTGAAGAAGATAGCACTCTTTATAGGAGAGGGGAGATCGTCTTGGTGGTGGTTTCTCGATACTCTGAGGCAGTTAATATCGCGAGTGGAGTCGAGGCTTCAAAAGCGAATATGGTTCAGTTCTCTCCCTCAGAGGACAGGACGGTGGCGTGTGTTTTCCGCACACAGAATCTATTATTGAGTGGAGACTAAGAAATGCCAAAGATTGTAGACCCTAAGTCAATTCTTCGAGTTGGGGGGGGTTCTAGTCCTTCCACAACCGTTGTCAATAATCTCAGTTCTCAAGTGACGATACGAGAGGGCGCATATAAAGCGTCTGAAATATCGACTACAAACCCGTTTGGAGATTATCTAGAAGACAATCTCCAAGAGACAGTAGATGAACTTGGTGGCTCGATTAGAAGACCCCCATGTTTAGGGTATGGCTCTGAAGTCTACTCTTATGACGGCAGGTCTTCTACGATTTCGGGCGTTCCCGATTGGGGGTCTTATAAGCAGGCAGACTCGCCGATTTGGGAGAGGCAGAGCACGATCTCTTTTGCAGGAAACTCCGTATCTTCTGAAGATATTATAGCGTCCTCAGAGGACGCTTTTCTCTATAATTTAAACCCTAACTTATCTCCCACAAACAACCCCACAACAGACCCCTTATTCAACGTCTCTGACTTGGTTTATTTAAAAGGGGGAGGCGCGGGGAAATTGCATTTAGCCTCTCAAGAGGGAGAGGCTTTCTCTCCCAACCCTGGCGACCCTCTTTCAGACAGAAATCTCCCACTAAGAAATATCATAACAAGTGCTCAAAATGAGGGAGGCTTTACTGTTTCAGGGTTTCTATTCCCTGCGGATAGAGGAACAGTAGCCCTTTTAAGATGGGACGATGAAGGGCTCAATCTCTCCCCCGCTAACAGCGTAGACACGATTAAAAAGCGGGTATTCGCGGCGATTAACTTAGACGGGGGGATTCAAGGAGAGTCTATTTTTGTAGAGGGAGACATCACAAGCTTCCCAAGCAGAAGGGCGGGTCAATATGACCTCTCTGAAATGCAGACGGGGCAGTACAGAAGCGACCTCTCAAATGGACTCGACCCCCTCCCGAACCCACCATTAGCGCCTTCGGAGACAGTCGGAGCGGTAAGATTATTAAAAGATGGCAACGCTGCCTATTTCGGAGAAGGAGTGGCGGTAATAGACCCTGAGAAGGGTCAAATCCCTGTACTCTTTGGAGCATTTCGTTGGGATTCCTTCTCTAGTGCTTGGGCGAACAATGGAGAGGCGAGCTTCCTTTCTTACCGTATGCCCATGCTGAAATCTTATTTAGGCTCTGATCTGCTCACTCCTAGAGATCAAAGACAGAGGTTTTTCAGTCCGATCCGCCCTTCTTCTAGCTCTGATCTCTTTGAGACAGCAGGCAATTATGTGACGTTAGGAGAGACTCACTATACGCATCAAGTGGCGAGGTATCGCCATGTGGCTAATTTTGATGAGTATGCAGCTCAGCTAGACCAAGCGCCTCTACTTGGCACATTCGCGCTAGTTCATTTCAAGACAGAGGACGCTTTTGAAAAGCTCGTCAGAGACGGCATCGCGCCTTCCCAAGACGACCTTTGGAGCATCAGCTTACTTGATTATGATTTGGGTGAAAATGACCTTAATGTTTCTGCTGAGAGTTCTTCTTATTCTGATTCGGGCGCTCTCCTATCGGAGACGATCCCTGTAGATGCGAGGTCTAACCCCTTAATCAAGCCTTCTGTCTTGATTAAGACAAGGGACGTGTATGACTTCGCCCCTCTGAATGATGGTGGCGGAAACCCTAACTACTTCTTTGCCCCTGTGACAGACATTTCGGGTCTTTTTGAGCGAGGTGAAGGATATTACACAACCATTTCGGGCGTGAAATACATACTACCTACCGCCCCGTTCTCACAGACCCCCCCAACAGGCGGGGTCGAGTATTCTAGGGTATTCATAGAAGCTCATCTCCCATATGTGACAATCAATGACTCTTTCTATTCAGATACGGGGGGGACACATGAGGACAACTATAGAGTTCCTTTTAATCCCTTAGTATTCAATGCGAGTGCGCTGACGGGCGAGAGCAATCTCCACAACTATTTCTTAAACGATGCCCCTACAAGCGACAGCGGAAATATCTCCCCTAGCTTACAGAGGATCGAGATCACATCAGCTCAGCTAAACCCTGTCGATTTCATCATTCAGCCCACAGGGGACACGGGGCTTTGTGTGTTTTCTGAGGGGGCTTGGACAAGCCTTGCAATAAAAGACCCTGCATACCACTCTGACGGACTGCCTCTCGCGCAAGTTCTTTCTTCAACTCCTGCGGAAAGCTCTGTAGGTGTTCCTTCTACAAAGATGCTTTATCACTCTGCGAGGCTCATTTCACTCACCGAGCTGACAGACACTACAGATTGGTATATTTATATTTCACACACGGTTCAATCTAGGGGCAGAGGCAACGCCTTCTCTATTTTTAGGTACGACGAAGAAGGGTTTAGGGTTTACCAAAAGCTTAATCTTGGTTTGGATACTTTAGAAGAGGCTTCCCTCTCAAGCAAACAAGGAGTGGGGGGGACGTATGAGAGCTATTATGTGTACAGACCTTCTACCTCTAATGCAGTCACAACAAACAGAATTTTCATAGACGCAGCTCTCAAAGTATCAAGGGGTGTTCGCTACTATATAGAAGTCCATCCAAGTACAAATCATGTGGCAGGAGATTTAGAGATTACAATTCTCTCCCCTCTTTATAGGACTTTTGCGGGAGAGGAACCTGCATTCACGACATATTTCAATCAATGTACGCTTGATCTTTATAGTGGTGCGGGTCTTGTGTATGGGACTTTAGGGCATGAGCTTTATGATTTTAAAGTCTTAACCCAAGACACGACCTTTGACTTCGGAGACGGCAACGGTCCTGTGCTCATCTCCGCAGAGGATCATTTCGATTTCAACAATAGTGGTTTCCCTGAGCCTGCTTTAGCGCACCCTTATCTCCCTGCGCGTGTAGCCGCAAACGACTTTGGGGAATTTGTCAACGATGAGCCTCGAATAGACGGGACTCAAGTGCCTTCTTATGGGAACTTCACTCAAGACTCTCTTGACGTGATTTCAATACAGGGGATGTCAGACCCTTCTAACAGCACCATGTTTGTTAAGACTTGGGCAGATGTGACACAGCCACTTAGGAGAAAGCCTCTTTCTAGTCTGTTTACTGCGAGAAAGGACACGCAAGAGCGTTTCCTAGACGAGTCTTATCGTATTTCGGGGAACTTTGAGGGGTTTGATCAAGTCACGGATGGCTTACATCGTGGTTGGGACACCGCAACAGTACAAGGACAGCTCACAGGAAATGATGACCTTACAGGGCCAATAGACTTCTTTGTCCGAGACGACAGTAGTACGGACTTAGATGTTGACTCTAACCACAGCTTAGCGGGATATCTAAGAAATGGTAGGCATTGGAATCGCCCCGAAGATAGTCCTTTCCCTCTTCTTGTTAATGAGGCTCAAGTCCGAGCTCTGCCCCCAATGCAAGATTCAGTTTTGTCTTTGGCGAAGTATGGTCAGCCCCGTAGGGGGATGCTCTCAATACCTGTAGAGGACTACAAAGACGCTAGTTATTTCCCAAACGCGACTTATGATGCTTCTTGGGGAGATGATTTAATTGCGACCCCTATCCGCTATTACGACCAACCAAGCGCCCTTTTGTTTACTCAAGGAGCCATGCTCGCATATATGAGAGCATTTGATTTGGCTTTCAGTAGAAGTGGGTCGGTGGAAGATGTTGTAGGAGACAGCTCATTTAAGATGAGGGTTTATGGTGTTGAGTTCCATAATCATATCCACTCTGTAGAAGATGGAGTCCCCCTCATCATTTCCGCCAAAATACCTGGCGTAACCCCTTGGCTCGACTGTGGGATGGCGAAAGGATTTACGGCTCAAAACAAAGAGTCTGAAGGTTGCGTGTTAAGTGCGCGACAAGGGCTCTCTGTTGACGAGGGGGTTTTCTTTACAGAGCTTGAAATAGGTTTTGACGGTTATCTCTTTGAGAACTCTGTGGGGGAAGTCACCGTTTTAATCGGGATTGGCATTCTTAATAATGCTTTAGGTCAAGATCTCAGTCAGTTTGGAAGCACAACCTCTACACGCATACAAGACCGAAGGGGGCTCGTAGGTATTGAAGTTCTGAGGAAGTCTACAGGTCAGAATTATGACGGGGATGCTGTAGTTTATACTCAAGACATAGGTCTTGTAGGAAGCTTGCCAAGCTCTACACTACCTGTCATTTCAGATAGCGTTACTGTCAATCAAGTGTATTACAACCTTGCGTTCAGTTTACTGCTCGATCCAAATGCAGGTCAGAGTCAAACAGATAACGAGCATTTCATTCTTATTGAAGATAGAATCCCAACTCTTGAAGAGGGTTTCCTCTCTAAGACCGCTAATTACACAATCGTGGGCGGTACAGGAGACTATGAAATAGTAAGGAACTCTGAGCCCGACTACACTCAGATTAATGCGCTTGGGAACAACCCTAATTTAAACCTCTCAAACTTTTGGCGAGGGTACTTCCAAAATGTCCCACCTGGAGATTATATTATCATCGCACAAACGGATTCCGATGATAATATCACACCCGAAATGGACATTTCTCTGAGAGGATTCTTAGGTATCCCCTCAATAAACAGTTCCCCTCTACCAAATACCGTTGGCTACGCGAGCTTGTTGCTACCAGGAGCTACGGGAGCCCCAAGTGCTTATAGTTGGGATGTTTCTGTTGCTTCTTCGGGTGCGGTGACTTTCTCTCAAACTAATAACTTTGTGCCTCTCTCTGACGGCGACCCTTACACACAACGGATCGAGACGATTTCTAATACTACGGGAGAGGTCAACATATTTGTAATAGATTTGACGGACAACTCTTTAGTGAACTTAACCGTAGGTACAAATCCGAACTGTAGTGTACATCAAGATGTAGCCACGATATCCGCAGGCACAAACTATGATGATGATAATCAAGGCACTTATTCGGTAGAGTGCGATCTCTTGGTGGGTAGAAATTATAAGTTTGTCTATGAGTCTCTGAGCTATGGGAACTCTGTGCAAGTAGCTTTGACCACTTCTTATACCTTCTCAGAAGTCTTAACTCAGCAAGCTCCGCACAGATATGAACATTATGCCTTTGTGCCAAGGTTTGGTTCTATCATCTACGAATATACCGCATCTCCTGTGAGCTAAGAATGATTATTTACACGCGCAAAGATAACAACCCCGTAGAGACATTACGGAACTTCAACTCTCCTATTTCAATGAATGGGAAATGGGTTCTTGATTGTCCTGACGGGGTGTCTCCAAACTCATTGGAAGGAACACCTACAGATGTGATTACAAGAGAGATAAAACCGCAGATGCTCTCTTTATATCCATCTTACGAGAATGTTGTTTTCAACCCGCTCATGGACTCGTCAAATGTCTTTGAGGGGACGCAGCTTTTCCCGACCCCATCGGGTCAAACCCCCTCAAGATATAAAGTAGGTGTGATTCCGAATGTGGCTTGTGTTCTTTCTAAGAATGACACCCAAGGAGCAGGTCGAGAAGGCGTAGGGATTACTTACGAAATAGACATCACCGCGAACACTTCAGACGGGCTTGGCAGACAGACTTTTCTCCCTTATTGGAGAGGGGTTACAAAGACGACATCTATGGACATAAGCCCTGTCCATAATCTTAGTGGACAGAACGTGCCTTCTCAGCTTGTTTTTTCTCAAGCCACCTCGGTTCAATACTCAGTCTATCTTAGTGGAGATAACGGAAACACTTACGAGAGAGTGGACTTGCTACAGCCTTTCTCTTTCAACAACGTAGTGGATACAATCAGGTTCGCCTTTGTGAACGAATCCGCAGCAGACGTGTTTATTCTCTCGTATGCCCTTATGTTTTAAGGAGATTATGAAATGGCAGATAACTTTAAGAATGGCGTAAGTCGAGTCCTAGAGACAGCAAACAGACAGCTCACGAATGTCATTTGGAGGGAGGATAGACCCCCTTTAGACAGCGAGCTCAATTTAATGGGTCAGTTAAGTTGGGGCGCTCTTTCAGAAGCCTTGAAATCAGTAGCCCATAGTGGTTGGCTTACTGATCCTTTGCGGGCAGAAGAGGACTTCCAATTCTTTGAGAACTCTGCCAACTATTTCGAGCTTTCAGGCAGACCTTTAGTCGCGATTGTGAATGGGTGGGTCGTCCCTGTAGTGGGGTCTAACTCCGATGATGGTGTTGCGAATGTCATTTCAATGCCGAACCCCCCCACAACAAACTCAGAGACAAATGTAGTATTCTTAGAGGTGTGGAGAGCCGTTTTAGACGGAGACACCGCAGATAATCGTCCGAATGCAACGACCATATACAAGCATGGGAATGTTGAATATACAGCAGAAACGCTCAACGATGAAATGATCGACCCACAGCTTGGTTTCTCAACAACCAAGAGGGTTCAACTTCAATATAGAATCAGAGTCCACCAAGGATCAGTAGACCTCATCACTTATACAGAGGGTCTTGGGAGTCCCGACATTTATGCTCAAGGAACTACGGGCGCTCCGATTAACGGGTATTCCTTTACGAGCATGGTGGGAGAGGGAGATGCGGGGCTGTGGAGAGCAGGTAATGGTGACGAGGCTTCTCAGAATGACTTGGGGACAATAGATGGGTATGTCTATGCGCTCCCGATTTGTGCTGTTTTCCGTAGAAATTCTAATCGGTACTCTGCGGTCAGTAACGGAGTCCCGAACCACAACGGCTCAATTTCAAGAAAGCCTAGTGGGGGTTCCGCCATTCTTAGCACCCCTTCTCTTACGAATGCGCTCGCCTACGACACCCAAACTCCTGTCACCGTCTCCGTCACCAATTATCTTGGGTCGGGGTTAGATGATGTGGACTTCTTCGGACAAGCTTTAGCAGGGTCGGGTGAGATATTCCTTGAAATGGGGTCGGGGCTAAATAGAGAGGTTTTCTCAATCACAAACGACCCTAGTCTTGCGGAAGGCGAGATTCGTATCCTTTCGAGGGCGAGAGCAGGGACAGACCCCAAGAACCATGACGCAGGAACTGAAATAAGAATCTATACAGGTCGCCTTGACGGGAAGTATGCGGATCAGATCACAAGAGAAGATCTCCTCGACCTGAGACACGTCATTTCGTTGGGGGGCTTTGACTATCAGAGCCTTTTACAAGCTAACTTGAACTCTGTGCTCAAGAACGAGATCAAGACCACCTTCAAGCAGGCAGGTGCGGGGAGCAACTCTTACGGGCTAGAAGTGGTTGAGGTTTCAAGTCTCTTTGATCTGAATGGGCTTACTCGACAGCACGTCAATCTTGTGGATGCGCCTGACGGGATTAGGACAATGTGGTCTGATTCTCCTGTAGTTCAGCCCGATGTGACATTCTTATGTTCTTTAGGGACAGCTACCGATGCGAATGGGTTTACAACACAAACCCTAGACACCGAGACAACTGACACATGGACGATGGGGTCAAGCTTTAATCCTCAGGCGTTCTTTTATCAGAACGAGCCTCTCAGAAATGGCACTTCGATCTTTTTCTCTTTGGGGGGCTTAAACGGTTCCTCTGGTGTCAGAACAGGGATTAGATCAGATCTGCCGAACAATGTGGTAAGAATGATCGCCCCAAGAGAAATGACAGGTCGAGATTTCAGTCCCGTAAAGGTTCGCTTTATGGGGCATAACCGACCGAATGGGGTGGGCGAGTCAGGCACTCAAGGGCTCTATACAGCGCCCTCTGAGGCGAGCAACTTTGAGACTCCATTTCTTGTTCTTGGAGACTTGGTGACGAATGCAATATCAGGACTCGTGCCACATAAAGAAACAGGCTCCGTAAGAAACCTGAAATATAGTGATGCTCTTGGTCGAGAGACTTCTGTTTGGGCAGTCAACTTAGGTGTGAATGTAGATAACATCCTTGATGTGAGCGCCCTTCACGGAACGACTTCTTTAAGAAGTCTTATTACGGACAACGGAGAAGATGAAACAGGGTTTTCTTCAGGCGCGTATGTGATCCTGCATGGCGACCTTATACAGATATCTAATAACGGTGCGTATAAAGTCATTTCAGGCGGGGCGAACTCTGAGTATTTAAATGTTCTAAAGTATGCAGAGGATCACTCTTTAGGGACTTGGGCTACAGGAGACGATTGGGTTCCTGCAAATGCGAATCAATGGGTGTATCTTGTTCGCGTAGGTTCTACTCAAGATGTCTTTGCCACGAACGCTACAGCATCTATGACACTTGAAATAAGGACACAGTATTTAGATTCAAGAGATCAATCCTGTGCGCTTGTCTTTACAGAGATCGAAGATGCTGACAGCATCAGCACTCTACCTGCCGTAGTAGATCGCACTACAGACGATGAAGTTCTCATTTCAGTCTCACTCTTATATCCTCCAGGGCATGGGGCGACAGCGAGAGTTCTCGACCAAGCCCACACGATCTCTCTCAGAAACCCTATCAATCAATATCTTAGAAACAGCACTTCAGAGCTTGATGTGAGTGGGGTATCTACGATTCCTCTTCCAGAGCAAGAGATTGAGTTCCCCACAGGAAATCATATTTCCTATTGGTCGGGGCTTGATTCTTATGGGAAATATGCGAGTGAGGGGAGCGCGTATGGCGACACAAGCATTTCAGGTCAGATCAGCAAGGAAGCTGAGGCTTTTGTGGACTTGGGTTCTAAGAGCTTGTTGTTAAGACCATATAGACTTCAGAACATGAAAGCCTATGGTCATACATTAAGCAACGCCTCTATTGGGAGCTCTAATTATCTAAACGGCAATTCAAAGTTTGGGGTGTCGGGGATTTTCCAAAACACAACATCGACATGGGAAATCCCTCACGAGACGATGCCCAAATTTGGTCGTCAAGACATCCCGTATCATAGAAGTACTGATCTTAATGACGCTTATATGGAAGGGTTCAACCACTTATTCGGGGATCAGAAAAACAGCTCAAACGGGGTGTTTAAGATTATTGGGGGTGAAGAAAGAGGAGCGGGGGTGTTCCCCCTCTTCTTTGCGACAGGGGGGACTTATGGGGAGAGAAATACTCTCTCAAGCTCTAACTTAAATCACAATCACTTTGGAGCCTCGAAGGTCAGCATTTCAGACACGCCGACTGCCGAGTTCGGTGATGTGTTAAGAGGGATTAGATTGCCCCCGCACTTTGGCATCGCTCGCTTGTATGGGGTGTATGAGTTGAGTGACTTTATCGCGAACACAAATGACTTTATTTCGGGGGGCTTTGAGGTAGATCGAGAGACTGAGCTCGCGAATGGTCCTACCAATCTCCTTAGGAAAGACAATCATCTCTACCCCATTCATATTTTGGAAGATGGGGCGATTGTAGAAACGGGGGAGACAGGAAGCCATACTTATGTCGTGACAGAACACGCGCTCGATATTTCTAAGATTCCTGCTTATGCAGGACAGGACTTTGCTGACATTGAATTCGTAGTGGAGTGTTCAGTCTTTGGGTTCGCGCTCGGATTTATTTCAGAGAACAACTTTGTCTTTGTAAGAGCATCTGACGGGAACGGCTCCGCGATAGTAAACACGACCCCTATTTCAAATCTCCCTATGGTTGTACCTTCGCCTGTCCCTCAGTCTGAGGAGGTCTATGTCGCGGGGATTAGAACCCCCTATCAAGGCGACCCCTTCTTTACGGTGGGTGGGAGCAGTCCTAGCATTTCAGACAGCCCCTTTAGATATGGTCAAGTAGAACCCTCTCTAGCATATAACTTTGCTACTCCAAGAGGTCAGCTAAATCCCGATGGGTCTAGTGCCATAGAGGTTTCTAACCCAAGAACTTTAGAGGTTCTCGCAACACTAGACTTCTATACAACGCAAGGTACAGGAGCTATCGCTACTTCTCGACCTTCTGAAACAGGTTTAGAATTAGGACTTGCCCCTTACACGCACACAAGCCAAGAGACTCCTATCGAGAGTAGAATCCCTGCGAGCATAAATGAGGCGCTCCCTCAGACTAGAATAGGCTTATTTACTGAAATTGAGGGGGATCTTTCAAGAAGGGCGGAGGCTTCTTTATATCTCTCTACTACAGGGTTTAATGCAGGTCTTTACACAGGTACTGTTACGAGCAACCATCACCTTGTGATTACTTATACAAGAGGTGCTTTTAGCCATGTGTTTAGAGGAGAGGGTGCTCAAGCAAATGGTTTGGCAGGGAGCCTTTCAATCCTTGTCTCAACGATCATTTCAGACTTTGCTGAAGTAGGTATCCCCATAACACAGCCAAGTGTAGGGGCTACGACACTATTCTTCGGTGCTGATGTCACAGGGGGTGCAGGAAATGAAGCAACTATTTCAATTGCCCTAGAGCCTACTACAGCAGGCGGAGCCACAACAAACCATCCTGATGTTGTGTCAGTATCCAAGCTCGTGACGGGGAGAGATTCCTCTCTTGGCTTGGGTTCCGCTCAGACTAAGACTGAGGTTCAGTTGACGGGGGGCATTTCACACCCTGTCAACGCAGGTAATGGGAAGCTCTTGCCCGCAGAGGTTGGAGTCACGGACAGGCTTCCTTTGGGCGTTCTCCTGTCAGACTTTGATTTCTGTGGGGAAGATCCTCTGCGAGAGTCTTCTAAGAAGCTCGGCTTCATAGCAGGAAATATAGCTTCGCTCGATGTAGAAGTGCCTACAGACGGTCAGGGTCGCGTTTATTCTAAATCCGTGGGGGCTTCAGGAGAGCTCTTACAGATGGGAGATGGTTCTCTTTTGGAGTATTCTTCTTTCCCAACAAACGCGAACAAGAAGTACCGCCTTTTGAGAGGGGGTGGGGCTGTTTATGGAGCTAGTGGAGCTGTAGCAGGCGCTCCCTTAACTTTCTTAAATGAATCTCTCCCTAGAGAGTTGAACCCTGTCTTAAAGGGAGCAGTATTAGCAGGCAGGGCTATGCTTGTGAGGAACTTCCCTGAAGAAGCCTTCAATGTCCAAGACCGAGCAGATAGAAGCTATGGTGACGAACTACAGCTCTTAGTGGTAACACAAGGGGTAGCTCGAAATGCAGATGGGACGCTCACCATAGGGGGATCAATATCCCCAAGCGGTTATGGCGAAGGGTTTGCTGCCTCAGATCGTTATAGAATCAAGGGTCGCCCCTTGATCAAGGGGGAGAGCGTAGATATTCCTTTTGTAGAGCCTGCTAAGAAATAAGAAGAACTTATGAAGATTCTCGTAGTCAGTACAACAACCCATAAAGAAAACTCCACAAGCAAGTTGCTCCTTGAGGAAGTAATGGGGCAACTAAGAAAGAAAGACCATGACATCGACTATGTGGATGCCGATCAGCTCCACATCGTAAAGAACCTAAGCTGTTATTCTGATGGGGGCGAGAACTGCGCCTCGAAAGAAGCAGGCAAGTATAGGTGTTGGGCTCATAAACTCAGCCACGAGAACCCCTCAGAGTATGGAGGGAAAGATGAAATGAACATCATCTACGACGCGCTTGAGTGGTGTGACATCGTTATATGGGCAACGAGCGTGAGGTGGGGTAGTCACTCAGCCCTCATGCAGAAGATCATTGAGCGTATGAACACCCTAGAGAACAGAGTCGTCGTCTATGGAGAGAAGAGCACTCTGAAGGGAAAGAAATGTGGAGTTGTCGTCACAGGGCAGCACTATGAAGCACCCAAAGTGGCAGAACATCTCTTAACTCAGTTCGGGTGGTTCGGCTTCGACTCCAAACAGGGTCAATCTTTCACTTGGCAGATGTCTCAGAACCTACACCAAGAGCAAGAGGGAAATAACAACGCGCCCTTGAAGGAGTACATCAAGAGCGCAGAGGGGAAGAAGCAGGTAGAGGACTTTCTGAGTCAGCTCATATAAGCAACGCTGAGTTAACCAATCAGACCTGCGTCTGTAGTTATCTTTTCCATTTCCTCATTTGAAAGACCCGACATAGTGTTTCCAACACTAGCATAGACTCTCCCTAAGAACTCCACCATGAGTTTATCTTCTTCTGAGCCACTATCTCCATCAGAAGCAATCACATCTAGTCCTGCTTTCACAGCACCGACAACACCATCAAAGAGGTCAGTCGAAACAAAGCCACCCATAACGTCTTGTAATTCTTGTGACT